AATGCAACACGACCAGGAATAGGAAGAACTCCACCAAAGATAGAAGTAATGATAATCATCACTCTATTATCTCTGACGTATCTCTTCGCTAGGGAATAGACATCATCAAGTACATGATATTGTCTAATAAATCCACCTAATATCATGATCCCAAAGATGTAACCCATGTAGAGTTCCTTCTCTAGGATCGAAGATATGATATCAATCACTTAAAAATTCACAGATGTTGATATTATATATTGGAACTATGAACCTGTCAAGTAGTCCTTCCTTGAGTGGTGCTCTGGAACGACCTTACCAAGTTCTATGGATAAGAGTCCATCTTCAAATACGACCTGTCGTACTTCGCAATCTTCGCTGAGTGTCCAAGAACGTGTAAAGGAACGTTGTGCAAGTCCCCTGTGTGTATACTCTTCATTTGATTTTTTATCTTCCTTGATGCCTTCGACATGTAGTTTTCCAAACTCTGTATAGACTTTAACCTCATCCTTCTTAAACCCCGCAAGTGCAACCTCCAATCTTGATTCATGGTTATTTAACTGAACCAAATTGTAGGGCGGATAGTTATTAGGTGTTTGAAGTTTGAAAAAATCATCAAAGTAATTATCGAGACCGATACTATTTCTTGTGATCTTTTCCATCAATGCAGGAATGTCTGCAGCAGAATATCTCTGTAGTTGTGTCATGATAGCCTCCTTAAATAAGCTAGGTTTAGTGTGTTGTCCCTTTCGGCGACACTACTATTTAACCATAGACTTGGGTTTCAGCAAATGGTACATCCCGAACATATTATGGAGTGTTTAGCGTACCTATATAATTGTAGGTAAAAATGTCTAAAAGCATGAAAAAAATAATCCCTATAATTATGCTCTTGGGTTTAGCTCCTATGTCTGCTCGTGCCGATATAACGTCACGTATGACATCTAGTGTTCAGCTGACAGTTAATTCTGCTGCAACACATATGCAGAGAGTAGGAAATTCCTATAGTATCTCTGGTAATAACGTTGACACAACTGATGGAACGACAGCTAATACCATAACTGCTGGTGCTATTAGTAGTGGTGTCTATGGACCAGGAACTATTTCTGCCACCCAAGATGATCCAGGAGAGTCATTTAGCTTCTCGACTTCATTCATCCAAGGTGATGCTTTGCATACTGCTGGACCTGATGTAGGTGATGTTTCACCATTTTCTAACCAGTTGTCTACTGCGGCTGGAACTGCTGGAAATTTGGCTGGAACTGTGAATTCACAAGGTGCTCTGACCGTAACGGCTGGTGGGGCTGGCACTACGGCTACTGGACAATTTGTCACAGAACTCCAAATTAATTAGTGAATCTATTCAAAATTTTTCAAAAAAATGAAGAAGAAGATTCTGAAATTTGTTGTGAGTGTGGCATGTGCAAGTGTAGGTGTTGCACCTGCCTTGGCGGTCCCAGTGGTCCCGAACTTCCAGCAGGGCTCGATGACCAGCCACACAGAAACTGAACAAACGATTACAGAAACAATAAACTCAATTGATTATAGAACAGGATGGGAATACTCAGTGACTGGGGTAGGCGTTTCCAACAACGGAGAAGCACTCAACCCCAACGTGAATACATCAACAGTGACCGTGACTCCATCATCGACAGGAGGGACGAATGGCGCAGGGGGAGTGACAATAACAGGAGCAGTAACAAGTTCATTCGACGCATTAGACTTCTCACAACAAAACAACTTCACAATTACCACTCCTGGAGAGGCATTTCAATTTACCCAGACATATTCTGGACCAGGTATGACCAACCAGACCGTCATACAAAGAGTCACCGAGGTAACTTCAGTGACAGACACAACAAGTACGTTCACTCAGTGAGTAAACATGGAAAAAGAATTCTCAGAAAGTCAGCCGCTATATGCTTTAGCGGTCTTAGTATTTTTTCTGGGAACGCTGCTCTTGCTGAAGGTGTTGGTGGAGTATCCGCAACTGCCAATCCGATAGCTAACTCTTCTGGCTCAGTAACCAACCAGGCAATACAAGTTTTACAAGGTCCATACATTACTAACACCTATGGTGGAGGTGTACAATGTCAAGGGGCTACATTTAATGCTACACCCTATATCCAATTTGCTGATAGTAGAAAGGATCCTTGGGAAGATTTTTATAACGAACCGCAATATAACATGACCGACTTTACTGGTCGGACTACCAAACAAACAGTTACAGTAAAGAACTATCCTTGGGAAGACTGGTATGATGACAGGACTAAGGATGATGGTAGTAGATGGTTTGAAGATGGAGATGATATACAAATAGAAATAGATGTAGATGGTCCTGATGGAATACCAGATAATCCAGGTGAAGTCACATGGCATAAACCTATAAGAACTGATATGAAAGCAAGTCAATCTCTTAACATAGGATTGTCTGCTACTCTATCCATACCATTAAACAAAAGATTACAGCAACAATGCCATCAAGCAGCAGATGCCCAGATAGCAATGCAACAACAGTTAACTGCTAACAAGAGATTAGATTTTGAGATAGCAAGACTTAAGAACTGTGGCGAACTCAAAAAAGCTGGTATATTTTTCCATCCAGCATCACCATACCATGCTGTATGTGCTGATGTAGTAGTCACAAATCCTGGTGGTAAGATAGTACCTCATACTCATAACCTACCTCAACCTAACTTTGAGGATTCTTCTGAGACTCCTGCTCCTTCCTCCTCTTCTTCTCAGCCTTCTCCCTCTTCTGATGATTCTTCGCAAAGTTTATCCCAAGGAGACCTTTCTTCTTCCGATACTCATTCGTCTTCAGTTCTGCCTGAGTCGGACGGTAAGGGGTTTTTCCGAGGATTCCGTTTACCTTTCCTATCACCTGCTTCACGACAGGTTTCACAACCCTCAGAAGGAGATCAGCCAGCGGCTTTGCTAGGAGGGCCGATGACGCTGCAACACTCGCTATCACCGCAGTCGTCGTCACAATCTGAGGACTAGGTAGATACTGTTCTACTATTCCAATGTCCTCATAGAGGGACACACAAATTAATTTATTAGCGTTGTTAGGATCGGGTTGTAACTCATGTCCTACAACCTTTTCTTTTTCATTAGGTCCAACTGATCCTATCCTTGGTTCTAAAGGACCAGGGCATTCTGGATCACCTTCAGGTTCGTCTGTAGGTGGAGGTTCTGGTGTCTCAGGTGGTGTTACATCACCCATATCTCCTGTATCTACACCACCTGCCTCTTCTTCCTGATCCATATATACTGTTTGCCATGTTAATTCTCTGGCATCATAATTTACTGGTTCAAAGTATGGAGCACCAGCGTCACACAACACAGTATTACCTTTTGGGTCATCATTAACTAACTGTTTATTTTTACTTCTCTGCTTTACATTCTCTTTATGTACCTTGACACACCCTGGCATATCAACAATAGGTGTACCAATAATAGTTACAACAGGTGGTCCAGATGGTAATGATGTAGGTGGAACAAACTGTGGAACTTGTTCTATCTCTAAACTTCTAACACTTCTAACTTGCCCAAGTCTAATAGTTCTAATTTGATTGTTCTTTATTCCTATATTTTGAATACCAAAATATTGGATCCCATTATTCCCATTATCAATTGGATTTATTTGAGGTATTGGATCCATTTAAAACCTCACGGTAATTACCATTGGGTACAATTCCCTTAATATGACCAGTTGTTTTTGGCCATGATTCTTTAAATGCAGCACGAACTTCTTCTCGTACTATCATCCTAAGTTCAGTTGCTTCTGCCTCCATCCTCTTCTGAGGACCACCCTGCATGTTGTCGAGGACTTGACCACCCCCGACAACACCACCAGTTCCTACAACAGCAACTGCTGTTCCATAAGTAGCTAACTTCTGTACGTCCATTAGAGAGCAGGAATTCCTAATCCAGCATCAGGTGCATCAGGACCAGCAGCTTCAGCAGGTGCTATATCTGGGATAGTTTCGCCACCCACTCCGCCAAGACCTCCCAGAGATCCAAGAGCAGCGTCAATAGCCTGTTGTTTAACTCCATCAATGATGGAACTGCGGTTGACATATACATATAAACCACTAGCAACAACGGCACCAGATACAGCGAAAGACGCAATAGCAAGTACATTTATAATTTTTTGACACATGATTTTAAATTTCGTAGGTTTTACTTTCTTTGCTATTAGGATCAACAGCAATAATTTTTAATGGTGCTTGTTCAATTCTAATTGTTTGAACAGGTCCACCGCTACCACTACCATTAGCAGCGTTACCATTCTTGTCCATCTTCATAGTACCGTCATTCTTTTTAGAAGCGGTCTGAATTCCGAAGCTAGCTAAAACTCCAGTAAAAACTGAAGCTATAAATGTCGGATCTATTTTTTGTTGTGGTACACCTGGAATGGCAACATAATTAAGAGTCAATATTCCGCCCGACCAGGCAAGAACGGTGATTCTGACCATTGTAGAGATGATTGCTGCTTGTTCTTCAGCATCAGGTACAATAGCAGACTTTACTTTACCGAAAAAACCTTTCTTTTTAGGTTCCTCGTGTTCCTCTTCAATGAGAGTTTCTTCCTTTTCAGCCATGAAAGATTTTAAACGCTTCTATTATATAGGTTTACTTTGGTATTTAAAATGATTGGGATCTTTTACCCTATCATTGTAAACATAATCTTCCATAGGAGTAAACATCTTCTCCTTAAACTCTGACTTAACACTAACCTCTTTTTTATCTTCTCTCAAGAACACATTACCTGAAATAGAAATCCTATAGTCATCACTGGTATAAAAAGGATTAACTGTATGATTTAATTTTGCAGGAAAGAATGCCATCTTCCATTCCCAAGTCTTATCTAATGGAAGATTCTCTGTATCAATACCACCCAAAGGACTTATGTATCTAAAAGCAAATAAAGAAGTTTCCACTCCATTAGAAGCATATACTTTCTTCTCTTCTTCTATATCATATGGTATCTGTACCCATATTACAAATGAATATGCACCAGAATGATTATGTATTGGATTAAAATCATGTTTCTTCTGATAGTTAATCCATAAATTCATCAATTCATACTTACAATTCTGTGCCTCATGATAAACTTCAGTTAATCCAGAAGCTCCTTCAACATAAAATTGTTTTGCATACTCATATGCCAAAGTCTCCGTAAGATAACTTAACTTCGGAGTTATTGGTAACGACCATTCTTTCTCAAGATGACCTTTTAATTTATTCCTATAACTTTGTGCAGTATCTTCATCTAATTCTTCTATAGATTTCTCAAGTTCCTCTTTAACTTCAGGAGGAACTTCTAGCAGGATATATCCTGGAGATTGAAACCATTTAGTGTGATACTTATAATCAATCATTAGGTTGTTTTTTCTTTCCAATATTATATTTGGACTCCAAAGTCCATTCGCTTTTTTCTTTATAAGCGATCACTTTTATTTGACTAAGTGGTGCTGCATCTACTATAGTTCCTGGATCTACAATTTCAACAAGACCCCAGTCTGAAAGAAGTCTAATAATTCTGTTACGTCTTTGCACATCATTGTCTGAAAGATTTGCTTTCTTTCCATCCAACGCAAAGAGTTCTTTAAAATGTACTATGTAATACTGTCCTTTCTTATGAAGGATGTGGCAAGATTGATATAGTTTCTTTTCTTTCCTAGATGCTACACCAATACGTGTTAAAGTCTCACGGACTTTTAAAAAATCATCTGGTTCTTTTAAACGAACCTCAACCATATGATCCTTAGTCCATTGAACCTCATTAAGTCCATTCATTTTTTACCCCCTTTATTCAGTTTTTGTCTAATGTAGTTAAGTTGGTCGGGAGATAAGATTCTTAGGGCTTGTTTTGCTTTCTCGTTAGAGTAACCATAATATTGCTTAACAAGGTCGATATCTTTCACCGTCGATTTTTTACCCCAAGGCGAAAAACGCCTCTTCGGTCTGACGGTATTTATATAAAACTCATATTGTAAACGCTTATCCAGATTAGGATAATGGTTCATCTCATTAGCCAATGCAAGTGTGTCCATATGATGTGACATACACTTGTTTATAACGTATGGAGAATAGTTTTTCTCCCAACCAGGATCCTCATTCATGAGATACTCCTTGGTCAAATTGATACTATTCAGATAATCTTTTAGGGGGTAACGATCATCATATGCCATAGTTTGTTAGTACTAACTCCTTACGTTTTTGCTGGTCTTTCATATAATCACCTACAGACCTCATGGTATATGTGTGATCATATTCATTTGGGATCCATTCCTTAAAACGATCCCGAACTAATTGAGAACTATTATATGATACCATCATGTGAGCAGTATGACTATCGCAATCGTTAGCAAACTTATCATGATCAAAGAACTTATGTAAACCACCCTTCTTACCGTAGAGGTTATCGCCAATATCGTAGGGAGGATCGAGATAAACAAAAGCTCCATTCCAGTCAGTGAGAAGATCTTCATAAGACTGATTAGTAATTTTCCAATTCTGTATTAACTCTGAATAACCAGGTAGTTTTTCTATGCCTCGTAAACTGAAGTTACTGTCGGAGGCTTGTTTGGAGAAGGACGATGCTTGGGTGAGACCAGAGAAAGAACACTTATTAACAATATAAAAGCTAACAGCACGGGTAATGAGACTGGCTCTGGCATCGTCAACCAATTCTTTACTCTCCAGAAAAAGTTCCTTTGCTCTTTCTGGGTTTGGGTATTGACTTTTGAAGCACCGTAATCTTTTTGTGAGTTCATCTCCATCATGTTGTAGTTGTTGCCAAAAATTTGCTAAGGGTTCATAAAGATCATTCACCCATATTTCTAAATGAGGAAATGCTTTAGTAGCATATAATGCTACACTACCTCCACCTAGAAATGGTTCACGAAACTCTTTATAGTTAGTAAGATCTGGAAAGAATTGTGCCATCTTAGTGATTGCACGAGACTTACCACCTGGATAACGAAGGGGAGTTTTCAAAGATTTCATTTTTCTTTAGATCTGTTTATAAGAGAGATAAACTTATCGTTAGCAAATGTACCACCAAGGCACACATCTATTTCATCACCATCTTTCCAATTCTCAGTACCATCCTTCTTAGTGTGTGCTAGTGCCACAGTAAGGTCATCAATAATCTTCTGAGTAATCTTCATTAATAATACCTTGGACTTTCAACACATTCAAAAATTCTATTAAGAGATTCTGCCATCCTATTGAAACCATTTCCAACATAAATCTGTCCAGCAAATACTGATACAGTAGCAGCACCCCAGAAAATATAATACCATCTGGATTTAACTTGTGCTTTTAATTTTCTTTTGTCTTTAGTCATGGTCTCTCCGCAAGAAATGGTTCCAAGGTTGCTTTCTCCCTTAAAAAGAAGTCAGGAAACTCTCGAAAAAGTATAGGATCATAGTAAGTATACACGATAGTATCTCTCCAGTCAAGCTGTGATCTACCTTTACTACCTAATGGTTTAAAATTGATACCCTCAGATAATAAGTTGCACTCAGCTTTAGGTGGAAACTTACCTCTGTCATTTAATTTTATCAAACTGCTATCTGTTTTCCAAATAACATTTCTATACTTAGTTACATACACATGGTAGAAGACATCGATATCTTCTGGTCCTCTTTCAACTTTTGAACGAGTACTCTGAAACCAATAATAAAACTTATCTCTACGAGTTAATTCTTCTTCAGTACATTCAGGTATAGGTTTACTTCCACATGCAATAGGTTCAAGTCTACTGTGATATGAAACCTTTTTAATCTGTACTCTCTCAATTTGTCTTGATCCTTTTTCTTTCTCAACCCAGAGATCAATTCCATCATCAACTGCAGGTTCTGCAAAGTTGATTCCTTGTTTCATCAAATAAAACTTTACTAATTGTTCGCAAGAATTACCGACAAAATTACTTGCATTTCCACCAGGTTGTATAGTCTCCTCTGGTAATAGAGGTGGCATTGGAGGTACTAATCTTTCACTCATTTGAATTCACACTCCA